ATGTTATCAAATGTTAATGGAGTGCCCTCTGCACCTCCACTAGCAAGAGTCCCGTCAGCAACATATCCACCATCCCACCAGCTATTGCTAGTAGAATCAATGCCGCCAAGTGTTCGATCTGCTGCAACTACGTGCTGCAATCCAACTGGTGCATTTGCACTTACAGTTGGCGAATTAGCGGCTGGATCATTATCAGAGTAGATTGCGGTTGCAAACTGATCTCTCATTGTACGACCTACGTTATTTATTTTAGCTTGCAATAAGTCTAAAACGGCTTCTGGGCCAGAGTTAATGTTTTCTTCACGGCCAGTTATTGAAACTGTTCCATGTGATTGTGACCAATCATATTCTGCACTTTTGATGATGTCAGAAGCACCATACTTCATTTCATCATCACCTTTGTACCAATTAATATGGGTATCACTACCAGAGTTTGGACTCTTGGCATACTCGACTGGCTGAACAACTTTGTAACCACCACTTATTGGCTGAGATTTAGCTAATAAGCGATAAGTAACGACATTTGACTTAAAGATGTTGTCAACTAGCTGAGGTATGTAATACTTCTTGGTGATATGACTTAATTGGTCGTAATTAATAGCTACACTTGTTTTAGCCATTGTTTACTCCTTTATCTATTTTCACCGAAGATACTATCTCCGAATTCATTCATTATAAAACTCCTTAAATCTGAAGGATCTTTCATCTGGGGAGTAGGAACTTCCTTATCCCCCGGTGATCTTCCATCAGTCTCTGGAATCTCTTTAAGTTTCTGCGCTTCTTCAAAGGCAGAATGAGCCTTACTTATAGCTGATGTTTCAGCAGCATCATAAAGAGCAATTTTATATGCATCCTCAATATTCTCGACTCCTTTATCGGTAGCTAATTTGAGCACCTCTTCCATCGATTCATCATTGATGGCTGGGTACTTTTGTCTTAACTGCACAATATCAGATTCAAGATCTTTATCGGCTTGCATTTGATCTATACGCTCTTGAAGCTCCTCGATCTTTTTAACAGAATTGTATTCTTCGTTAATGTTCTGATCTTCGGTGTTCTGAACTGAGCTATCAGTTTGGTTGACCGTAGGTAGGGTAAACAGTGGATGATCATCTCCAAGGAAATCTTTGAGTGTGTCCATCAATTTCTCGTCTTGTTGTATCGACTTTATTTTATCAAGTTGATTATCTAGACTTTTTCGATGTTCTGCGAGTTGCTGGTCACGCTCGGTATATGACTTTTGCCACTTATCCTTGTTAGTATGATCATCCAAGGCTGCCAGAATTTGATCTTCTGTATACTCCTTGTCTCCGAACTTAAAGTTCTGAGGCACTACCTCTTTGGTCTGTTGTTCGTCTTTGGATTGCTCCGATCCTTTTGACTGGTCAACATTGTCCGTTAATGATGCACTTTGTTCAAGTGCCGGAGCCATTGTTAATTCTTCGCCTTTAACTTCTTTATAGTTATCGGCCGGTGTAAAACCTTGCTCAGTTAAAGCATTTATTTCATCTGAGCTTATTTTACTCACTACATTATCTACTGACATTTTCTCTCTCCATAGTTTCTTTTATTTTCCATTTTGTATCAAGCCTTTGCAGAAATTTTTTCTTTCGGCTCTTCAATTTCTATTGGTTTTTTCTGTGGTAATACAATTACACCCTTAACAGAATTGTCTGTATCCAAAGTCACAGTCTCTGCTTTTAATTGCGGTGCAATTCTATCCATCAATAGTTTCCAAGCATTAGGTTGTCTATCGTCAGTATCATCCATTGCGGCCGTAAAAATCTTATCGATCACATTGGGTACGGCTGGGTGCTTTCTAATCGCATCCCCCCAACCAGTTTTTGGTCTACCGCCTTTATTAATTCCGGTTTTCTTCGACACCTAATTGCCCTTGCATTTGTTGCGCTAACTCTGGATTAGCTTGTAATTGTTGAAATATTTCTTCTGGGTTGTTTCCCATGTCTGCCATACCTTGTTGTTGTTGCTCTTGCATAGCCATAGCCTCTTTTTGCTCTGCTAATTTCCGCAAAAGCCTCTCTTTACCCGGTAATTCCATATGTTCTAGGATATATTCTTGATCTGTTAAAGCACCCATTTGAGCTAGTTGTAAGATCTTATTTTCCAAAAATTGTCTGTTTTCTGGTAACATAGAGCCAGCTTTTGCCCTTACGGCCATTTTCCGGTCTTTAAAAGCAGCACCAATCACATCTCTCATTTCAGAAACTCCATCTGGGTCTACTACAGACACCCAGTGGATCTTGGTTCCTAAGTTTAAAAACATTTGTAACCACATCTGACCCAAGGTTTGTATTCCTTGATCTACAACCCGACTTTTAAATTCTATTTTAGTGCTTGCAGCTTGCTTCATAATTTGAGCTTGTACACCAGAAGTAACATTCGTATCCGATCTACCTTGAGAGCTCGGATTTATTCCAGAAACAATTTCAAATGCATCCATCATAGTCTGGTAAAAATTGAATACATATCCGGGTACACTAGCTGGGTTTTGCATATTAACTTGGCCCGGCCCTTTTTTACGAATGATAGATCCGGGTCTGTTGGTAATTTGCTCTGTAACTTGGCTGGTCTCATCTACTACCCACATTGGGTTAGCCGTAAGTGATATATTATCAAGTACTTGGCTTGTAATCTGATCCATAGCAAGATTTAGACCTTTTAATCTTTTTGGTTCTGGTTTACCCCAGAAGGAATGTGCGCTCCCATTGTTTTTTAAATGCACGAAGGGGAATGGATGAGGAAGACCATTATCACGATTAAAAAATGGATATTTGTATTTTCCATCATATAGGAGGACGTTATTGGCAATTGTGGTCATCTTCAACCTATCTGGTCTCTTGGGGTCGCGCATATAACACTCAATAAGAAGCGCACGAGGTTCCAATTCTTTCATAGCTTGCTCTTCGTCATCAACGACAAAATGAGCACCAGTATCTGTTTTGAGCTTGGCCCTACGAGAACTTTTATCGTTTGGGTCATACTCTTGATAAATTTTCATAGCTTCAAATGCGCCTAAGTTACTTTCTGGGGCTACATACATACCATTTTCATAGCGATCTCGGATCTTATGTAATGGCATTGGAGCTGCATAAATAACATAATCTGCATTTTCTAGCTTTGTTGCACTAGGATTTACATAGAATGCATAAGGATCTACCACATCGCAATCGGGCATATCATCTTCATTTCTAAAATGTACTTTTGCAATTCCCGTCCCATAGACTAAAAAGTCTAATAACCACTCTGGCATCATACTGGTCATGTCTCTTACCGTCCATAACTCATCTAAAACACCTTGCATTGTCTCTGCAACTAAGCGGTCTTCTTCTTCCTTGCCGTATGCAATTACATCTATTTTCGGTGGCCTAGTAGAAAGAATCGGGATCATTGTGTCAATTGCACTTGCAATCATATCAATAGTCATTTGATTCTTGTACTCGGGTAAATTAAAACTACCCCAGTGCTTTCCAGCATATAACTCTTCAGCTTCTCGCCAATGTTTCATAACGGTCTGCTTATTTTTACGAGATATATTAAACTTACGTTGAAGATCTTTTATTTTATCTTCATCCTCTTTTGGAGGGTTATAGCGAGGCACATTTTCTGCACCTACTGGAAATAGAGTTTCATCCATTAATAACCACCAGAGGATTTGCCTTTATTTGGTTGGCCACCAGTTAATTTTCTTTTCATTGCTTTAAGTTTTTTGCTTTTCTTTTTTTTCTTTTTATGCATTTTTCTTATCCCACAATTGAGTGTCTAATTCATAGCGAATTTTCATTCTTTCAATCATTGCAAAAATATCTTGCAAAGCCTTATCGAGGTCAGATCTGAATAATTTTTTATCATCATAATTGACATCGTCAAGTGCAATTTCTATCTTTTTCCACTTTTCATCAACCTCGTCATAGTAAGTTATTTCTAGCCAGTTACTAGGCTCTAATGGTGAGCTCATTTGTTTCTATTCTCTCTAGTTTTTCTAGTTCACGTATAACCCAGTTCTTAGCTGGGACTGGTTTATCTGGTCGACCAATATGAAATAATAGATAGCGAGTTGTATCTGCCAAATGATCTTCCATTTTTGTATCCACATCTTCTACTCGATGTTGATCGTGGCTTAAACTAGGAATCGTCCGAATCCAGTTCTGGCAATTTTCAAAAATGAATACTTTTGGTCTTCTAGTAATCTCTTTTTTATGAACATCCCCCTCCCAATGCATATAGGCCCTCATATTATTCCAGCCATTTATACGGTCGTTGTTTGCTTTTACAATTGGAATTCCCTTCATTAACATGATATCCGCAATAGAAAGCATACTTGGGAGCTTTTCATCTGGACGATTTGAGTTTTGAGGATTTCTTATCCACATAGCTGGATCACCAATAGTTAAATAAATATCCTCATCTCCAGATAGCTCATGTATTTTTGTTATATGATAGTCGAGCTGCTTTTCCTTTTCATAATGTTCACGATAAATAAATACATTTCCATCATAATCAACTGCTGCCCATATACAAGCAAAGTAGTTTGTATACCCATAGTCAATACATCGATATCTTCTCCAACCCTCTGGTATTTCAAAAGGCTCTAGTACATGAACATCTCTATTAAAATCTTTAAAGTACTGACCAGCGAAAGTATCCCAACTACCTTCTAACCAAGCTGATCTTAATTCATCTGGTAAACTTTCTAACATATCTAAGTACCCGGGATCAATATCTAAAAGAGTGGGATTGTCATATACTCTACTTGGAATAAATATTCTAGTATTACCCTTATGATCTGTGAATGTTTCTTTATACCCACAATCTACAAACCTAGATTTAACCCAATGATGTCCCGGCCCTCCGGGATTAGTAGTACAAAAGATCTGTACTTTTAAATCCTTCTGTGTCGTTCGAGCTGAAGATATAAGTCTCAAATACTTTTCCTCAGTATCAATCAGTGTAAGCTCTTCTATTCCCATTTTATGATACTCGTGACCTAAGAAGGCAGACCATGAGTTTTCATCAGAAAGATGACCCGTCCTTATTTTAGCACCACTAGGAAAACGAAATTCCGCTGGATTACCTACTACTTTAACATCAAGATAACGCCACATATGCCTAGCATTATCAATCCAATCTCTTAGATCAGTATAGTTTCTTCTAATGACGAGCCCCCGATATAATGGATTTTCAATATAATGTGGTTCAACCATCCAAGCAGTCATAGCAGTAGATTTACCGCCCCCTCTTGCACCACCATAAAGAATTTCCTTCTCGGATCTGGTAAGTGCCTCTGTTTGTGGGCCCGGATGAGGCTCAAATACAATGTTTTGCATATGATACTATAGTAACACTTTTTCCAATACTAAGTAAGGCTAAAGTGGAGTTAAAAGTTTGTCAGTGTAAAATGAGTAGCTCACACGGAGTGTGAGCACCATGCCTCGGGGGGTGACCGACACCGATAAATTATAGCACAGATGTGAGATCCTCGGTAAAAGGGCACAGATCTGGCACGTTCTCGAGGAGAACCGAGGACAACCGCAGTCCACAATAGACAATCTGTCTGGATCTGGCTCTGGATCTGGCAAAAGTAGAGCACTAACTGTGGTGGTCTGGACCTCT